GAAGGGGCAAAAGCCGTAGGGATTCCCTTGAAGAAAACCTGGGTTACAATTGGAGATAATCGGGTACGAGAAAAGCATGTGGATGTAAACGGTCAAACACGACCTTTGAAAGAACCCTACAATGTTGGTGGAGATCTATTAATGTATCCAGGAGATTCGGATTTAGGGGCAAAGGCTAATAATGTAATTCAATGCCGATGTATAGAAGTTTACGAAGATATAGGAGAGGAATAAAATGGAATATTTAGATTTCGATTTGGACATTAACCTTGAATCAAAGGCAAAACATCCGGGGAGCCATAATGATAAGGTGCTAAAGGATGGTGAATTCATTGGCATGGCAGCTGTTTTTAATAATGTGGATCATGGTTTCGATAAGATCTTGCCGGGTGCTTTCAAAAGAAATCTGAAGCGAAAGGGAAAAGAAAGAACTCTTTTGTTTGCCCACGATACAGATCAGCCTATAGGAGTAGGTGAATTTGAAGAAACAACAGATGGCCTTTCTCTTTTTGGTCAGTTGAATATGGAAGTCCAAAGCGCAAAAGAAAAGTTTTCGCTTATGAAGCAAGGTGCCATAAAAGGCTTGAGCATTGGATTCGAAACAGTTGCCAAAGAATTTATAAATGCCGTCAGAGTTTTGAAGGAATTAAAATTAATGGAGACTTCCCTGGTGGTATTTCCAATGAATGATAAAGCCAGGGTAAGCAGAACAAAAAGTCTATTTGGGGAATTTACTACAAGAGATTTGATGATTCAAATTATTTCCCATGTGAACGAAACCAAAGGCAAACCATTAGCCGATGGTGAAACAGAATTGATTCTGAAAAGTTTGGAATCATTAAGTGCCCTTCTTTCAAAAAAAGGATCAGACCGATGGCCCGGATAAGAAAATTATCCCCCCATCCCCTCTGGACGACCTATTGGGAGAACTCGCAGAGTTCAAGGGGGCGGTCCCTGAGGACGATATTTTAACTGAAATCCGTAATTTCAAAAAGGAACTTATAAATGCTAAGTCCTGAAGAGTTGGAAAAACTCACTAACTCTATCAAAGAGCGTGGTGAGAAAATGGACAAAGCTCAGGAGGAAATCAAGTCGATTTTCGCCGAGTTTAAGAAGTCCAACGACAATAAGGATGATGGTTCACAAGATGACGGAATCAACGATGACAAGTTGGCCAAGATGGAAAAAGCTATGGCGACTCAGGAAACGTTGATTTCTGACTTGAAGACGGAGCAGAAAAAGCTCCAGATTAAAGTGAATCGTTCCGGAGATGTCCCAGATGGTGATGGGAACTCCGAAGATCCTAACGCAGTTACCGAGAAAAAATCTTGGAACAAATTTCTGCGTACAGGTCGGGAATCCCTTACAGAGGCAGAATTCAAAACTCTTGTCCACTGTACTAAGGATGGGATTGTTCCCGATAAAAAAGTTTTGACGGTAGGGAATGATACTACTGGTGGCTTTCTTGCGATTTCCGAATTTATTCGTGAGATCATCAAGGAGATCATCGAGTTTTCTCCCATCCGTGCAATTGCGAGCGTAAGAACCACTTCAAATGAGTCTGTTATGCAACCGAAGCGTACAGCCGTATTCGCCGCACTCTGGGGGAATGAAAAAGGAAGTGAAACGGAGACTACTGGTCTTCGTTATGGTCGTGAAAACATTCCAGTTCATAAACTGCGTGCCCGTAAGGATATTACGGACGAGGATCTTGTCGATACAGAATTCAATCTGGAAGCAGAGTTGCGTTCTGAATTTGCAGAGCAGTTTGCAGTAGCAGAAGGAGCGGCTTTCGTAGCTGGTTCAGGGGTAGGTCGCCCTGAAGGTCTTCTGGAAGAATCATTAATCGCAATCTCTGACACAGCCGCAAGTGGTGTGCTGGATCCTGATGCGTTGATTACTACCTTCTATGAACTGAAGGACGGATACGCTCTCAATGCCCGTTGGCTAATGAAGCGTCAAACTATCGGTGTCACAAGGAAACTTAAGGACAACGATAATCAATACCTATGGCAACCGGGCCTTAACGGTGCAGAGCAGTCTACTCTACTTGGGAAACCAATCGTAGAGGCAACTGATATGCCCACGGTCGCCGCTGGTGCTAAGTCAATCATGTTTGGTGATTTCCGAAGAGGATACCAAATTGTTGACCGTGCTGGTATGTCAATGCTACGTGATCCGTTCACGAAAGCTGACGATGGGTTAACCCGCTTTTTCGCAAGGAAACGGATCGGTGGCCAAGTAAAACTGGCTGACGCTCTTAAAATCCTGCGGATTAAAGCATAAGGAGGTAACTAAAAATGAGTATGTCTAAGGACCTCTTTAATAATGTAAATCAGAAGATTGCGCTGAAGGTTCAGCTAGTTTCTACTGATACAACCACTGCCGGTGAAATTCTGGATCGACAGGGATATGAGACTCTGACCTTATTCCCTATTTCTGGAATCCTTACGGACGGTACTTATAATTGGTTGGTTGAGGATGGGGATGACTCCGGTCTTTCCGATGCCGCGGCCGTTTCAGATGACTTCCTTCTGGGAACTGAAGCAGGTCTGGCAATGGCCTTAACTGACGATGATAAGGTTGGAAAAATCGGATATGTCGGAGTCAAACGATTTGTCCGAATAAGTGTTGTTTCAACTGCTACCACAACTGGTGGAACTGTTGGGGCAATCGCCCTGCTGGGCTTCGCACGCCACGCACCTGATACTGTTCAGTTGCAAGCGTAAATTTTAGGGGGGCGGCTGTTCTGCTTCTTCCGAGCAGACGGTCGTTCCCTTATTTTTAGGATTGATTATGTCAAGTTTGTTTCAGGCTTTTTTACAAGATCCAACAATCGGTCTTGATCAGGGTTTACTATCGCGTAGTCCCAGGCGACATATTAGCAAAGATATTGTTCAGAAAACTGGTCCGGCAAACTTGGCTGTTTCATTGGATGAAACAAAATTACATATCAGAGCTGATGACTATGACGATGACGATGATTTGATTACGACACTAATCAAGGGATGTACTGAATGGGCAGAAAAATTGATCTGGGGGACCTTTATTACTCAGACATGGACTCAAACACAGGACAGCGTTCCAAGGGGATCTAGGGTCGATATACGGATGCCACCAATACAAAGCATTGTAAAAGTTTCTTCATTTGATCGAGACAATGTAGAAACTACTTTTGCAAATACGAATTTCTTTCTGAATGATCGGGGCAGGAGAGAAAGCCAAATAGTATTGAATGACGGAGCAGTTTGGCCAACAGATACAAGGGACACGGCTGGATTTAAAATCGAATTTAAGGCGGGTTATGGAGACAATGAAACCGATATACCCGACTCAATTCAATTAGCATTAAAACAGCTTGTAGCCGTCAAATATGAGAACAGAGAGGAAGAAGAGGACTTCAGGTTTAAGCAAGCAATGGGAATTTTAAATCAGTTTATGACTCCAATATATAAAGCAGGGCGATTGGTAATCTGTTTTGTCGGATCTACGGTCCAGGTAATTGATCGCTTAGTTGGATTTGTCTGGCCTGAATCTCCATCACCCACGCCCAATATCCACGGCCCCAATCCCAGAATATGGAATAGCCCTGCGGCAGGAATAGTTAGTTCTTCATCATATTGACCAGGATCCAAAAGAATTCTTTTTATATTCCTTTCTTGGGCATCGGTGGTGGGAACTCCGAAGGTATCCAAGGCTTTCTGAATCGTTTTAAACGGGTTGACAGTGTTCCCTTTTCCAATGGTATCGCTTCCATTATCATTAGAGACATAGAGGACATTTGTGAACGGCTTTCCGTCCTGTACCCTGTCCTCTCCATTGGCATCTGTTGCCCCGATAATTGGCAAACCATCTGTTATTTTGGCCATTTTTTATCCTGTATTAAACATTAAACCCGCATCAGTATTAAACATGGGGTCTCCATTAGTATTAAAAACTTGATTAGTGACCAGGGTCTTATCTGACGATTCAAGCTCACGTAATTTTACCTTCTTTTCAATCCTTCTTTCGTCACGATCCTTGATGGATTCCACAGTCATTCTACGGCCCTTAAACTGGATTCCATTGGCCGGTTTGAGAGCCTTTATTGCGTTGGATCGAAAAATACCAAGGTGCGTTACATCAAGTTTTCTCTGTACGTTCTGGAATATTTCAAATGATGAAGAACTAACTATTCCTGCCGCAGGGCATCGGTGGTGGGAACTCCGAAGGTATCCAAGGCTTTCTGAATCGTTTTAAACGGGTTGACAGTGTTCCCTTTTCC